ATCAATGACTACGGTTTTATATGGTGCTAAGTCCTGCGGAGTAAGGTTTGCAACATCACTCCATTGTTGAACCTGTACAACCGCACCACGACGTAATTCACCAGTACGGTGAGCACCACGGTCAAAGTCAAAAGAAATTGCTTTTTCCGCAGTAAAGCCCATTGATGATTTACCTAAACCCGGATCAGCGTATAGGTACACAATAATTGCTTGAACCAATAAAGTTTGGTCAGCAGTAATAATCGGTAGAGCCATTTTTATTATCCTCATCTAGAGCCGGTAAAGCCGCGTTTTTGCTTGTAAGCCTTGCGGTCACGGAAAGGGATGTTTGTTTCACGTAGCTTTATTGCGAGCTGCTTTCTGCGTTGAAATTCAATTTCTTGAGTAAGTTCATTCCAAGCTTTTGGATAGTCGATTTTGAACTTTTCAACGTCCAAAGGTGTCTTAACTTCCCCCTTAACTTTGTAAAGAACTGAGCCATTAGCATTAGATGCGTACACTTGCCAGCCAATGCGAACAGAGTAGAGGCCCTTATCATCACGGCCTAAAAATGACTTGTAGCCGTCAGGGTGTTTTTTGAAATTAGTCATCTTTAAGCCTCCACCAACTTGTTACGTTCGATGAAGCCTTTTAGAAGGCCATTGATGTTTCGGATGTCTTCAAATTCGGTGAAATCGTTATATGACTTTCCGTTAATATCAGTGATTTCATTTACAGTGAGTTGAGTAATATCAACAGCGGTAAATTCAGAACCCGGAACGCCGTAGCTGTCTGGATGAGCTTCAAAATCAAAGCTAACGCTTAAACGGAAGCTATCTAATTTGATGACAGCAACGCCAGAATGTTTACCTGTGATTTTCGCGGTTAACACACCGTAAGTACTTGGTTGAGTTTTAGGTGTAAAAAGAGTAGGTGCTTCTTTTGTTTGGAAAGCTGGCTGCAATTGGCAAGCAACTAAAGAACCACCAGAAATTGCAAGAGCAGCCATGCTGACAAATGCAAAGGTGTTGAAAGGGGTAGCTTTTACGTTCATAATTGATCTCGCAGTTTGCAAAAGCACATCGGACCTGGGGAGGGGCGGTGTGCTTTTTTGTTGTCTGTGAGATAGATATTAGGTAAACCTAATTATTAAGTCAATAGGTATTCCTAATAAAATTAGAAATACCTAATTTTTGTGCTTTAATAGACAAAAGAAAACCCACACGGGGTGGTGGGTTCGAAGGGGGGATTAGTTGTAATTTTGAGGAAGTTCCCATAATGCTTCTGTCTTTAGACGCAATTTTTTTTGATTTTCCTTGAGACTATTCTCAATTTCCTTTATTAGTTTATGTTGTTTTACTATTTGATCTTTAACCTCTTCAGGAGGATTCGGGATCTCAATATTCAAAAACATTTCATCAGGAATACTGCGTCGTCTCTCTACACTGCCTTGCATTTTACTTTTGTATATTTTTCTTAGAGAATTAGATCTCAAAATCAAATCCAAATATTCTACATTAACTTCTCGTTTTAATCTAAAGATTTTGTATGCTGGGCTTACGGCAGCAGCATCGTAATATTTTTGAAATCCTAGAACACCTTCATCTATAGGGAACCCCATTACAAGTTCATTTTTAAAAACCTTTTTATACCCAGAAATATCAGAACTTGCGACTCGTTTTTTAAATTTCTCATGCTGATCAATTAAGCCATGTTCCATAGTGATACTCATAATAGGTATATTTGTATCCTCTCCCACTTTGACTTTGCCAGACAAGGATAGGAGTTCTTTTAGTTTTATAGTTGGGAATTTTGATTTTATATGTGAATTACTATAGTGAGCATAATTATAAATATAATCATTGCTTCTGATTAATTCTGGATTAACTTTTAAGAAACCTAATTCATTATAATATTTATCAAAGTCGCTCTTATTTAAATCAGCAAAATCTAAATTTTTTAAATCATTTTCGTCAATTTTTCTACGGAAAGAATCTAAACTTAGGCCATCATTTGTCACATTGTAGTAAAAAACGTCAGAATTTGTTCTACCATTATGACAGTTGGTAAAGTAGAGTATATTGGTTTTAACTTTTGCATATGGCAGAAAAACTTCTTTTGGAAGTGAAACTACTGCTTTTAGTTGGGCGTTTTCAAATAAATACTTCCTTACTGGAGCTAAAGCGGCTTTAAAAAGAAAGCCTTCAGGTACTACTAATGCCATTCGCCCTCCTTTTTTTGTTGCTTTAAAGCAATGTAGAACACATACTCCATCACCATCGTTTTTAGCTAACTTATTCTCATATAAGTGAGAATAAGAAGTTTTTTGAGAAAATGGCATGTTGGTTATAACCACATCATATTCAGATTCAATAGGGTTTTGAAGTGTGTCTATCTGGCAAATTCCACTATGCCCATCCCCATGCAGAATCATATTCATTTTTGCGAGTTTTGCATTTGAGGTAATTTCTCTTCCAAAAATAGTATTATGTTTAAGCTTGATTTCTTCACTACTATTGTTTGCAATTAAAGTGTTATCTTTTATATGATCAAATGCCTCTGTTAAAAAACCACCTGTCCCACAAAAAGGGTCATAGATCTTTTCACCATATTTAGGGTTGACTAAGTTAACAATGGTTTTAGTTATGTGACGTGGAGTAAAATATTCTCCTAAGTCATTATTAGTTGCTGTAGCTTGCTGTAAGAAATACTCAAAAGCATCTCCTTTAATATCGGTATCTATTGATGAGAGTTTTAACTTATCCAACTCTTTGATCATCTCTTTAACAGCAACAGGGTTGGTTAGCTGTAAATTTGTAAAAACAGAAGCACCATATTGTCTATCAATATCTTGTAGTATGTTATTAGTTGTATTAATTAGCAAATCATTATCGAGACTTTTGAGAGAATTCCAAATACCTGTATTAGCATTCTCTGTATACAATTTTAAAAAAAGAATGTTTGCAAATTCTGAAAGCCTTTCTATACCAGCTCTTAAACCTTCACCTCTTAGTGAGTTATTTAACTTCTTGAAAACATTAATTAACTCTTTGCGAGAGACTAAAATTTCTTTAGGTGTAATATAAATACCATTTGTTTCCTGCAATATGAACTCTTTAGCTTCATTTACTCTTATTAATTCATTAACCTCATTTTCATCAATAAATAATGGTTTTTGGGTATACAAATGCCGTGTTTCGCAGAAACCATTATTCATTGCAAATATCAAAGGTGCATCAAGCATTTCAGCATATTCGGTTGCCTGATCCAGTGCTTTTGTTAAGCTTTTTCCACCTGATTTCGTTTCAATTACACCGATTGGCCGCTTATTTTGTGAATCGAAAAGAACATAATCGGGTCTTTTTTTACTTTTCTTGAGAAACTCATTATTAACAATTCTTAAGATATCTGATTCAAAAAAGACATTTTTGTTTGGATCTTGAATGTCCAAGATCCAGCCCTTGTTAATCAAATTATTGTTAACAATAAAACGTGTATCTTGCTCAATATTAGACATATTGCATAATCCCAATATCTACTATAAAAACTATTGGCAATCTACACATTACACACTAAAACATCAATAAATATTACTATCTAATAAGTGATATACCCCACATTTAAAAGACTGTGTCGGGTTCACAGTTTATTAATCTTTTGTGTTATTAATTTTCTGGCCTAGCTTTCCTTCTTTTACCAACTGCACGACCTGCTCATTAGTAAGCACAGGAATAAAGACTTTGTCGCCAATATCTTTAGAAAGAATCTTTACTTCTTCAGCGGTTAGCACCAAAGCTTCACCATGTTTCGCAGCATCATTGATGCGAGCAATAATCTGGTTGATTGGTAGTTTAGAGTTGTCCATAAGTCTTCCTGTGATTAATGCGAATAAGGATGTTCTTGTCTGTGCTGACTTGGCGGCACGATATCTGTAATAGCGGTAATACTTTCAACCTCGTCCATTTCAAAGAAAAATCGCTCACCACCATTCACAGAAAGCAAACTTAAAACCCCACCATTGATGCCGACAAATTCTTTAATTGTGCATCTTCCATCCTTCAAGCACACCTGAACAAACTCATTCGGCACAAGCTCTGCATCAGGGTCGCATACAACATACCAGCCATTACGAATTGCTGGAAACATTGAGTCGCCAGTGCCTTTAATGCCATAGGCTCTTGGTCCTGCTGAGTGAGTTGGAACATACCCATCTCCAGCATTGCCTTCATAACCCATATCTGTGAAATAGCCATCCATGCCCATCTTGGAGTAAGCCTTAACAGGAACCCAACGCTTAGATGATGGGATAAACGGTTTTTCGATAATTGTTGAAAATAAAAGAGCTTCATCACTATCACTAATGTTGTATTTCTTTTTGAACTCTTCGATATCCAGTTGTTTAAATTTATCTCTCGTGCTTGATTGAATCTCTCCCGTGCCAGATGCAAGCCATGAAGGATTTACATTCAAAAATTTTGAGGCACGTAATAAATTTTCACCTTCCATTGTTTTGGATTTTCCAGACAGCCAATCACTCACAGAAGGAGGTTTAACTCCTACTGCACGAGCAAGCTCAACACCTTTAATCTTTTTAGGTGGCAAAACTTCCATGGCATACCTAAGTCGTTCAGCAAGAGTATTCATACAACTATCCTCAGAATGTTAGGAAATCCTAACATAAATAAAATTAGGTATTCCTATTGATTTAATATAAGGAATGCCTAATAATTAAAGAAAAATTAGGAGCACGTTATGAATGACGCACAACTTATAGACAAGCTAGGTGGTGTCACAGCGGTAGCAAGACTTCTGGGGATTGCTCCGTCATCAGTTAGTGGATGGAAAGCTATCCCCCTTGATAGAAAAATCAGGCTAGCAGTTATTGCTGAAGATCTTGGTTTAACAACGCGAAAAGAGCTTTTCCCTGATAACTATCAAGATATTTGGATTGAACTTCGTCCCCAGACGACAAAAAGCAAAAACCTTGGATCATTAACCGCTTAGGAACTAAACCATGAGCAAAGTATCAAATGAATTGCCTGCAAGCGCTAGCAATAACGAATCGCTCATATTGCAAGCACTTAACGCTAGCAATCAAAGACAAGTAGCAGAGATGATAAATGTCGATGCAAGCATCCTTTCACGGATGAAAACAGAAAAGAAATCAAATGGATGGACTGAGATTGAGTTTATTAGCTTTTTGTTGACAGCCATTGGTTTGAAGGTTGTGCAAGAAAGTGATGTGTATTGCTCACCTGAAATTGCAGAAGCAACGCGAGTCTATTTAGCACATGCATTCACTTCACCTGAATACATGCGGATTTTATTCAAATAAAAAACCACTACCTGCTGTAACAGGAGTGGTTAGGCATTCAATTGAGGTGGATCAAATGAACACGAATAATCTATCAAATCAAGAACAAATAATCCAGAGCTGGTTTGAACCGGCTCTCCACACACTTAAAGCATTAATCAAAAAGTGTGAAGAAAACCTAGAGCGAATCAAAGCTGATACTAAAAATGCAGCTGTAAAGCGAGATGAATTTAAAGAGGTTTTAGTGCGTCAGCATCGTATTACGTACAACCATGCTGAGGAAATTATTAGTAGCCTTAGCCGTGCTGATCGTATTCGCTTCTTGGGTAGCACATACATTCAGATTAAAGAAGGCGGTGAAGCATGAATAAAATTTTATTTGGTGATTGCCGCGCATTGATGAAACAAATGATTGAGGAAGGGCTAAAAGCTCAAACATGCGTAACTTCACCACCATATTTTGGTTTACGTGATTACGGTGTTGATGGTCAATTAGGCTTAGAAAATACCGTTGATGAATACGTTCAAAACATGGTTGAAGTTTTTCGTTTAGTGCGAGAGCTGCTCCATGAAGATGGCACACTTTGGCTAAACCTTGGTGACAGTTATGCGGGTTCTGGTCGGGGCATGACACGTACAGGTTTAAACGACGGTAAGAATCCAAAAACTAAAGGACTAGTTCTTCCTAAGCAAAATGCAGCCCAATCAAATTTAAAGCCGAAAGATCTAATTGGTATTCCATGGAAAGTAGCTTTTGCTCTACAAGCTGATGGTTGGTATTTGCGCCAAGATATTATCTGGCATAAACCGAACCCAATGCCTGAAAGTATTACTGATCGTTGTACCAAAGCACATGAGTATATTTTCTTATTCAGTAAATCACGTAGATATTATTTTGACCACGTAGCAATTAAAGAACCGGTTGCAGAAAGCTCAATCAAAAGACTTTCCCAAAATCTTGATCAACAACATGGCAGTACTCGTGCCGTGATGAAACATAACGGTCCAATGAAAGCCGTTTACTCGAGATCTTCGCGCGATAGTTTTAAACGCAAAAATAGTAAGAGAGCTGCTGTTATTCCAAATCAAGCATATGGAACTCATAGATCAGAAAGATCAGAAAGCGAGTATGACTTACTTACTCGTAATAAGCGCAGTGTTTGGCAAGTTTCTACAAAGCCATACAAGGGTGCTCATTTCGCAACATTTCCAATGGACTTAATCGAGCCATGTGTATTAGCAGGATCTCGAGTCAATGATGTTGTATTTGACCCATTCATGGGATCCGGAACAACAGCAGCTGTAGCACTAATGCATAACCGTAATTATTTAGGGTGTGAATTGAATCCTCAATATTACGAATTGCAGCAAGAACGCTTTGAGAAAGTATTAAAAGAGAGGGCCGCATGAACTATTACCAACACCATATTGGTGACTTCAACAATGCGACTCGCCACCTCAGTTTAATTGAGCGTGCGATTTACCGCGACTTATTAGATATGTATTACGACACAGAAAAGGCGATTGATGCATCAAGCATTGATCGTCTAGCACGTCGTTTGCAATGTACTACCGAAGAGCAAAAAGAAGCTCTCAAATATGTACTTGATGAGTTTTTCATTCTTGAAGAAGGTGTTTATCGCAATAATCGTTGTGAACGAGAAATTGCTGAATATCACGGGAAAAAGAAACAAGCGAGTGAGGCTGGTAAGGCGTCTGCTGCAAAACGTGCAGCGAAAAAGAAAGGCTCGTCCAACAGTGATTCATCAAAAGATGATCAAGCGTCTAACGAAAATTCAACGGTCGTTGAAAATCCGTTAAACGAAGAACAAACGGATGTGCAACCAACCAATAACCATAAACCATTAACCATAAACCAAGAACCAATTATTGATAGTAGTAGTAATACGCGTGGAGAAAATTCGCAATTAACTCCAATTCAATTTGCTCAGTATCAGATCGATGATCACAAACGCTATTCAATGCGTGAATTCATTTCTGAATACAGCGAGTTTCAATACGATTTCATTTCACTTGCTCAACAAAGATTTGTTTCGGTACCTGAAATCGACTTGAGAACCATGATTCAAAATTTCGGTGACTGGTACTTTGCAAACGAATCAAGTTCGTTGAATACACCAAGCATCTGGTTGGTTAAGTGGTTCTCTTGGGTTCAAAACAACGAGAAACAAGTCGCTGCTAACCGCAAGAAACAAGAGCAAATCAATTCAGCTGGTCAAAAACCACAAGAGTCGGGTTACTTCGCTAATCTTTTTGAAGAACAGAGCGAATCTCAAATCGTGGATGTAACCCCAGCAAAAAAGTTTCCAATGATTGAGGAGGTAGGTCATGCATGAGATTACCTTGAACGAAGTGCGTCAATTAATCGCTTCTCTTCGCACTGTTTACGCTGCTCAGTTCAATAAGCAATTTCCAGCAACAGGCGAAAGTGCAATTCCTCTGTCAGTGGTTGAGCAAATCGCACTTAAAACACTGGTTGGCGTTCAACAAAACCAATTTAACAACGCACTTGCTCGATTACTTACAGCAGGTGGACGTTTTATGCCGTCATTTGCTGAGTTTCGCACCTGGTGTATTGGTGAAAGTTGGATGTCTCCAGAGGAAGCTTGGTCACGTGCATGTAAGTTTACGACTGACAGTACCGTGGTTATTACACAAATTACAAAATATGCATTAGACGAAGTGATGTATTTGATCGAAGCCGGCCAAATGCGAGCAGCTCAAGATAATTTCTTCGGAACCTATAACGTGATGGTGGCTAAAGCTCAATTGAAAGGTCGTCAGCAAGAGTTTTACGCTCCACCGCTACAACTAGAACACAAAGAACCTAAACACGTTCCTGTGAGCAATGACGAGGCTCAAAAGCATCTCAAATCATTGATGGAAAGATTAAAAATCAATGGTCGTAAACCTGCACCAGTTCAAAAACTTGAGGCAAAAGAAAAAGAGCCTGAGCTTGCAAAAGAATTAGGTCCAGATCCTTTCGACAATCCGCACGAATACGCTGAGATGTGCCGCCGTGAAGGTATGCCAATACCTAGAAATATTCTTCAGCTAATTGATGGGGCGAATGCATGAAAGCATCTAAATTGATTAGAGATAAAGGACTGCAATACGCGAAGGAAATCGTAGATTCAGCACCCGATAACGCAACTGAATGGAACGAGGGTTATGAGTTCCAATGTGGTCAAAGTGTAGAAATCAGCCCAGCAGATCGTGAGAAGTATTTTGTAGATTTGGTTGAGCTTAAACGTCTGGTGGAGTCTTTGAAAATCATCAGCGATTTAGGTGGAGTTGAGAAGCTAACGCCTGCATTCATTACGACAGATAAGCATGTTGGTTACACGCATGTTCGCATGGTGGGAAATGGGAGATTGAGCTTTCTTGATGATTTTTGCGACTTCATTCCAGATGGTTCCATTTCAATTAAGCGTGTGATGACTGCTATCCGCGACCACGAATCAATATACGGAGGCGGTGAATCTCATGCCAACTAGATATAACACAGGCGAGTATAGCTACGATCTTGAATATCACTATGGAGATATGTCAGCAAGCATGGAGATGCTTAGAGCACGTTTAATTGAATTGTTGACTCCTCATCTGTCTGGCCGTTATGTGAAATGGAGAGAAGCATATTTCACACGGTTTACAAAGTGCGGCGGGGATTCGGGGTGGATGTTTTGTGTAGGTCCACACGAATTTCATATTGATGGGGCGTTAAGGCGCTATTACTCAGGTTCTATTGATATTACCTACAACCAGAAAGATCGATATTTCTTGGTGGGTGAGAAAAAGAAAGTCAAATGTAAGGCTTGTAAGGGGTTTGGCTTCATTCGAGATGATGGGTGGGGGCATATAGATAAATGTGAAATGTGTGATGCAGAAAAAGGAGCCAGCCATGAGTGAGTTTGAGGGTAAATCTGGAAAGTGGGCTTGGGAGATTCAAAAAGAACAACAAGCGAAAGTGGAGGAGCTGCAAAAGCGTTTAGATGGGGCATTAAAAGAGACTCAATATGCTTTGCAGTATGTTGAAGAAGACATGCGCGGCAATCATGAATTTCTACAAATGGCAATGATTCGAACCCTTAAAGCTATAGAGCAAGTGCTCAAAGGTGGTGCTTGATGTCATCAGTCAGCATTGCTGAATACCGCAAGTTATTTCCCATAAAGAAAAATAAAAAGCGCCGTTCAGCAAAGCAAGTTGCCAGACAACCAAGTGTGGGTGAAGTGGTTCTGGCAACGCATTTAAGAGCATGCAAGATTGGTTTTGAACAGGAATATAAGTTCCATCCTGAACGCAAATGGAGAGCAGATTTTTTAATAAAGGGTTCAAAGATTTTGATTGAGGTAGAAGGCGGGATCTGGAGCGGAGGCCGTCACACAAGAGGTAAGGGCTATTTAGGGGATATGGAGAAATACAACTCCGCAGCAATGATGGGTTTTACAGTTTTACGGTTCAGCACAGAGCAAGTGAAAGCAGGCGTGGCGATTAAACAAATTGAGCAATTGGTGGGATGAAAATGAATATGCCAGTACAACAACACATTTTACAAGCGGTCGATTGGTCTAGATTTAGTTTTGAAGAGTGGTGTCGCCAGCTTGGAGCTTGGCTAAACGGCGATACCGAAACAATGGTCAAAATTGTTAAGACGATGCCAACAAAACGCATCACTCAAAAACAAAGAGAAAAATTAATAGCTATGTATATGAGCGATGAAAATCTAAAAGATCGTTTATGCATTCGCCGTAAGGGTACTTGCTGTGAGTTAAATGACAATGAGGCACGTGCAATCCATAGATTGATTATTGATATTAAATTAATTGAAGACCATATTTTACAAGAATGGATCTCAGCAATTTGGTCACATCATGTTATGGGCAATTCATTACGTGATATTGCTCAAAGTAATGACACTTCAGTTAATCAAATCAGACAGGATTTAAAATGTGGTATGGCTTATATCAAAAGTCGAAATCCGCATTTCAGATTTGAAACTTTTGAAAAAACCGCTTGAGTGTGCGCACGGGGTATGGCATATTTGTGATACAGTGTTGGAAGTGTAAGTAAATCACTGGTATTAAAGCTCATCAAATGATGAGCTTTTATTTTATCAGAATGAATAAACTATCTTTAAATGAAAATATCGAAAAATTTATTGCAACGATATTTAAATCGTTGATAATAAAATTTTCTTTGCTAAAAAAACTGCATGAGAATCATATTTTCTTTAATTACGTTTGTCTTATTTTCATTTATTTCCTTTATCCTTTTAAGGAATAAATATATTGAGCCAAACCACTTCGTCATTTTGATAATATTTTCTGCAATTGTATCCGCAATAATTGCATATTTTGATGAGGTTCAAGAGCTATCTATTGGAGGCAATATCGTTAAACTAAAAGAAGCAAAAAAGGAGTTACAAGTAACAATAGATCAATTAAAGTCAATTAAAGTTTCAACATATCGGATGTTACTTTTGAAAAGTTTACATTTTTCAGGTGTTTTTGGAAGCAGCCATTTAGTGGATAGTAGAGCAGAATATTTTTTTTCACTCATCAATGAAATTAAACAATCGGATTGTTTCAATGATCTTAAGTCTGAAATAAAAGTTCAATTAACAAGGTTGTTAATTGATCAATTAAATAAATTTTATCCTTTATTTTATGGCAAACAATTCAATGATAGCGATGAATTCCCTAAATCTACGGTTTTTTATATCGAGTTGAAAGATGAGATTATTGATAAAGTTCATCAAAAACGGACACCTGTTATACCATTTGATCAAAAAAAGCAGGAAATTGTTACAGCTATAGATAACTATGCAGCTTTGTATATTTTATTTAAAGAAGTTGAACAGTAGGGTGATATTGATTTTTTATTGCTTAATAAGATGAATTTAAACGATATTATTTTAATTAATAATCTCCAATGAAAGGATTTTTAAACTTTTACCTTTACGATTCTATAGAAAAGTTGCCGAGCATAGTATGGCACAAGAAGCTCTGCTAAATATCGATTATTGGCGGGGCTTTTTCTTTTTGGAGTATGTATGACTGAATTTCAAAAAATTACGAATGAGATTAGACAGCTTCAAATAGAGCTAAACCATTTGGGAAGTTGCAATACAAAAGGTTTAAATACAGAACAGATCGCTCACCTAGATGAGCGATTTTTTTTGGCCATAGCAAAGCAACATAAATTAATTGCTCGTCTCAACAGTAAGCCAGAGGGCTTTTTATAAGAGGCTAGAGGTATGGATGATAAAGAGTACTTTTGGCTTACACAAAAAAAAGAGCTCAAAACGAAACCCAAATCCAGACCACTGCCTAAAGCTAAAGAAAAATATCTCGAGGCCGAAGAAACCTTATTTCAAGAACTAGAAGAGCATCGAATTGGTTATAGAAGAAAATTTCAATTTGAATCAACAAAAAATTGGCGGTTCGATTTTTATATTGTGAAGTTGAATCTTCTTATAGAAATTGCTGGCAGTCCGTGGGCAGTTGGCCGAGGTGGCACAAAGATAGCAAATTCATTTAATAAGTATGATCTAGCACTAGACCGAGGTTATGTATTTGAGCGTCTTGAGCCTCACCAAATTGAATCAGGTTATGCAATCAACTGGATTAAAAGCAAATTAGCGAGAATTGAAGATGGATCAGATCAGACCATTTCCTCCAACTGATTTTATGGATCAGGCAGAAGAAGAGGAAGCAATTCGTTTAATACCCGCTCCAGACCTAAAGAAATGGGTTGTGGCCAACTACTTAACGATAGGTGGACCTCTTTATAACCCTGACCATGACCATATTGCTGAGCTGCTTCACGATAATGAAGAATTTTTAGCATTTGCTTGGGCCTCTTCTGCATATAAAAGTAAGCAAGCTATGGTGTTAGGTCAGTGCGAAAAAGTCATGTTCAATGTTGGTGGATGGCGTAAGGCCAGACAAGAGCAACAGATGCGTGATTGGTTTGGTTTTGTACCTACTTATTTAATAACTGTCGACGCTTCTTTCTGTGAGCGTGCAAACGATACAGAGTTCTGTTACTTACTTGAACATGAGCTTTACCACATTGGAGTGATGAGAGACGAGGACGGAGAAATTGTTTATAGCGATAGTTCTGGTCTTCCTAAGCACTATCTTGCTGGTCATGACGTTGAAGAGTTTATTGGCGTAGTTAAACGTTATGGACCAAGCAAAAATGTTAAGCGACTTATTGAAGTCGCAAAAAATCCGCCGTTTGTTTCGAATCTTGATATTTCAAAATGCTGCGGCAACTGTGTAATCAATTGAGCCTAATGGCTCTTTTTTTTGCCCATTTTGTTATACGTAGTTATACGATGAGGAAGTTATGGCGACACTAAAAGAGCCTGTGAAAATCTTTATAGTTCAGTCTCTTGCTTGTCGTGATACACCTCAAGAAGTGGCTGAACTCGTAAAACAAGAGTTTGGCGTTGATATAGATCGTGTTCAAGTTGCAACTTATGACCCTACAAAGGTTGCTGGTAAGAACTTAAGCAAAAAGTATGTCGAACTATTTGAAAAAACCAGAGATGAGTTTGATAAAGGCTTAATTGATATTCCAATTGCTAATAAGTACTACCGATTGAAGCAATACCAAAGACAACTTGAGAAGACTAGAAACGTCAAAACAGCCTTAAAAATTCTTGAGCAAGCCGCTAAAGACATTGGTGGTCAATTTACTAATCGCCAAGAAATTACAGGCAAAGACGGCGGACCAGTCCAAACAGTTAATTCAGAAATTCCAGTTCCAATGGAAGATTACTTAAAAGCGCGGAGGGAAGTCTTAGATGAGTACTGATGCGGCTCGGGATAAAGCCATCCGGATCGAGGCGCAAGAAGATTTATATTTCTTCACAAGGTACATGTTTAAGGAGCGCCGTGGTTATAAATGGATGCAAAATTGGCACCACTTAGAAATCTGCGAAGCTTTAATGAAAGTTTATCGCGGAGAGATAAAGCGGTTAATTATTAACGTTCCACCACGATATTCTAAAACTGAAATTGCTGTAATTAATTTCATGGCTTGGTGTTTTGGTAAGAATCCAGACTGTGAGTTTATTCATATCAGTTACTCGGCAATGCTTGCCGCAAATAATGCCTTCCAAATACGAACTCTTGTACAAGAAGAGGCGTATAGAAAAGTCTTTCCTGAGCTTACATTGCGTGATGATAGTAAGGCTAAAGACTTCTGGAGAACTTCTCAAGGCGGTGTCTGCTATGCGACAGGTACAGGCGGTACGATTACTGGTTTTGGTGCAGGAAAACTTCGTAAAGGCTTTGGTGGCTGCATTATTATTGATGACCCACATAAAGCACATGAAGCTTCATTAAAAACTATTCGAGAAGGGGTAATTGATTGGTTTCAGAACACACTCGAATCGCGTACTAACTCGCCAGATACGCCGATCATTGTGATTATGCAGCGACTTCATGAAGATGATTTAGCTGGATGGTTGCTAGGTGATAGAAAAGACGGCGTTCCTGTAGCTGGTGGTAACGGTGAAGTGTGGGAGCATCTATGTCTTTCAGCTATTCAGGAAGACGGATCCGCACTGTGGCCAGCAAAACACAATATCCAAAAATTGAGGCTAATGGAGCAAGCAGCACCATATGTATTTGCCGGGCAGTACCGACAAATGCCATCACCGCCAGCAGGCGGTTTTTTTAAGCCCGACAATATTCAAATTGTTGATGCTTTGCCTGCGGATGTAGTGAAACAAGTTAGGGCTTGGGATTTTGGGGCTACCGAAAATGAGGGCGACTTTACAGTAGGTGTGCGAGAAGCTCTAGGCGCAGATGGTTTTACTTACATTGTCGATGTAACTAGAGGACAGCTTGGACCTGACAATGTGAATAAGCGCTTAGAACAAACAGCAAAAATAGATGGGAAAAAAGTTTCTGTGCGTCTACCACAAGATCCCGGTCAAGCTGGTAAATCACAAGCTAGTTCATTTGTGAAGCTTCTTGCGGGTTATAGCGTGATAGCTAAGCCAATTTCAGGTGACAAGCTTACACGTGCACAACCATTTGCGGCCCAAGTTAACGTAGGAAATGTACGAATGCTCAAAGGTGAATGGAATAAGGATTTTATTGATGAGCTTCGTCATTTTCCTAATGGCACACATGACGACCAAGTGGATGCAGCTTCAGATGCGTTTAATGAATTACATGAAGGTTTTGAAGCCTTCTTTGCTGATATGGGATTTGCTCGATGAGTGATGTAACTTTTCAACATGCTGAATATGTTAAGAACTTGCCATACTGGCAAAAACTTGATGATGTTTGTGAAGGTGAAGATGCAGTTAAGGCTAAAGGTGAAAAATATTTGCCGATGCCAAATGCACATGATAAATCACCTGCAAATAAAAGCGCTTATGAGGCTTATCTTACCCGTGCAGTCTTTTATGAAGTAACAGGGACTACATTAAATAGTTTAGTTGGTGCAGCTTTTGCAACCGATCCAAGTTTTAAATTTCCTCCGGAACTTGCTCATTTAGAACGTAATGCAAATGGTGCTGGTTTAAGTACTTATCAATTGGCTCAAAATGGAATTCGCCATTTATTGAAGCATTATCGTTGTGCTTTATATGTAGATTATCCTGATGTGCCGCCAGCTCGTAATCTAGCGGAATTTAAAGCACAAAAAGCCTATCCGATGATTCATTTACTAAATGCCCTTGATGTAGTGAATTGGGATTCAGTAATGATCGATAACCAGAAAAAGCTTTGCTTAGTGGTTATACGTGAATTTAAGTCTGAGCGCGGTGCTGATGGATTTAGTAAAACCGAACAAGAGCAATATCGTGTACTTCGTTTAGAGCAAGAGGGAAATGGGGAATATATTTATTCCGTTCAGGTGTACACAAAGGGTGAAAAGGGTAACTGGGTTGGCGGAGAGAAGAAGTTTCCAACAGATTACAACGGGAATTTCTGGACCTATATACCTTTTACATTTGTAGGTGCAATTGATAATTCAGAAGAGATTAAAAAGCCACCATTACTTCCTTTGGCTAATCTCAATTTAGCCCATTACAGAGACAGTGCGGACTTTCAAGAGTCCGTTTTTTATATGGGGCAACCTCAATATTATGCGAAGGGTGTTAATTGGGAGTGGTATGACCAAGCCAAGAAACGTGGCATCTACATTGGAGCGAAAGTACTTTTGCCTTTACCTGAAAATGGTGGTTTAGGAATTGTACAAGCCGACCCTAATACTCTTGCCCGGGAAGCGATGAAAGATAAGTGGGAAAAAATGAAGGAGATGGGGGCGCGTTTAATTGAGAAGGGCTCGGGAAGTAAAAAGACCGCTACCGAAGCGAATAGTGATGACGCCGTTCAGCATTCAGTTCTTTCGCTCTGTGTCGTTAATATGAATGAAGCCTTGTCAGCAGCATTACGATGGGCTGCTAAGTTTGTAACGCCTAATGTGGATGTTCTAACTAAAGATGATTTGATGTTCGAAATCAGTCAAGAATTTAACAAACAGGGTTATTTAGCTGAGTTAGCTCGACAGTTATTTGAAGCAGCTCTACAAGGCCGATCTTCATTTAAATCATGGTGGGAATACAACCAAACAGGTATGTTCCCTAAACAAAAATATGAAGAAGAGCTTCAGAATGTTGAAGCAGAGCAAGATGGGACTTTAAATCAAAAGGTAGAGTGAGATGGCAACAGATATCAAAAAACTATTTGAAGTACTCACTCAGCACCAGGCCTATCTTTATCGTGCTTCATCAAAAACGGTAAATGAGTTATTGGCTTTATTCAATGATGATACGAGCAAGATGCTATCTAAGCTTCGGGATTTATTGGATGAGCTTAATGAGTCGGAGAAAGTTGCTTTAGCTGGTGGTAAATATACAACTTCAAATTTAAGGGAAATTAGGGATTTGATTGCCCAATGGTTTGCCAGTGTTAATTTAGCATTACCTGAAGCTTTTGCCGTTTCTGCTACGGCGCTGGCTGTTTATGAGGCCAATTACGTAGCTAAGCTCTATGGAGCAAAAATTAATAAGCCTGATGGGGAAAAACTATTCTTATCCGCTAAAAAAGTTCCGTTGGCAGGTGGCGCTCTTGTCGATGATCTGCTTTCAAGAATTGCTGAAAGTGCCCGTCAAAAGGTTGAGTATGCAATTCGAGATGGTATTAATTCAGGCAAAACTAACCAAGAAATTGTTCAGCGTATTCGTGGTACCAAACGGCTTAACTATGAAGATGGGATCTTAAATGGTACCAAAACTGATATTGAGCGAACGGTAAGAACTGTGCGAAGTCATGTAGCTAATCAAGCCTATCTAAATAGCTTCAACCAAATTGGCTTTGAATATGTCCGATTTGTTAGCGTTTTAGATGGACGAACTTCTAAGCTTTGCGCTTCATTAGATGGTTCAGTGTGGGAAATAAATGATCCGGCAAAGCGAGTGCCGCCGTTACATCCTAACTGTCGCAGTATCTTGGTTCCGGTCGAGAAGGACGGTCAACTTGTTGGCGAACGGCCATTTGTAATGGACGAACGTAGAGTTAAAGACATCCCCAAAGAAGAGCGAAGCCAGTTAATAGGACAGTTAGATGCAAACACCACATTCAAAGAGTTCTTTAAGAAAACAGATGATTTCTTTCAAAGGGAGTGGCTAGGGCCAAAGCGCTTTAAGCTCTATAAAGATGGGAAATTTGATTTTGATAAGTTCTTTGATCCTGAAGGCCGTTTCTATAGCTTAGATGATTTGAGAAAGTTGGATGAAAAAGCTTTTAAAAAGTTGGGTCTGTAATTTTTCTTATGTTATATTTTTTAAAACATCAGAATTTATACAATATGAAAACAATAGCTTTTGTATGTCTAACCCTAATTTCCATCACTTGTTTAGCTGAACCAAGTCAAAAATATCTTAAAGAATATGATCGATTGTCTGAAGCTTTGGAGTCAGCAATGGCAAATGCATATTCTTTTGATCCTGCAACTGGTCAAGTAAAACAGGCTACTCAAGGTTTAGAAGCTAAAAATAATTTATGTAGAGCTGCCCAGGCGAAACTAAACCTCACCACGTTTTTAAAAGACAATTTAGAGGAATCTAAAGAGCTTTATAAATCTATTGATGGTGCAGAGACTCTAGATAAAAATTATCTTAGTGGACAACAGCAGGAACAACAAAATCTCGTTTCAAATTTGAAAAAAGACCTTGTTGGAACTGGATTTAACTGTGAGTAATTATTGCCGATTACAGGTAATTCTAAACTCACTTAAGACACAATTTTCACCTATATAAGCGCCCAAATGGCGCTTTTGTCATTTATGGAGTTTGGCTTATGAGTGAATCAAAAGTTAGACATTTGGTACTTAAAAGAGTTTCAGATAAATCTTCTCATCTTGCTCTTTGTGACGAGGAAACAGGTATTCCATTAGCTGGATTAACCGCTGTAAAAATGAATTGTAGTGTTTTTGAGGGTCCAGCGACTATCACGGCAACATTTGATGTAGGTGGTCCTCAAGGCATCCGCTTAGTTGGTGATGAACCTAGACAAAAGGTTTGGAGTGCAAAGGAAACGTAGCGAAAGGCACTACAAATGCCTGAAAAGCAAATCAATATGTCAGATGCTCAATATATTCTGAGCACAAAATGAATTCTGGTGCCATTTCTTCAAATTAAGGTTTCAAGCCATGGCAATTTATGGTTTTACTTTTGAAAGATTAAAAGCAATTGCACTCATCAAATAGAACTTAATTTTTAACCATAGCACCTTCGGGTGCTTTTTTTGCGAGAAGAAAATGCCAAGCCCTATTATCCAATATTTCCAATATGAACATTTACCTGAACATTTGCAGCAAGTTAGTAAGCCAATTGGTGATTTAGCTCGGCAAATGGATGAGCAACTTCCTGACGGGCCTGAAAAATCCACAGGATTAAGAAAGCTACTTGAAGCAAAAGATGCATTTGTACGCCAAGCTTTAAGTAAATAATCATTTATAGAAATGAAGCGTCCTAAAGGGCGCTTTTTTATTGCCTGCCGAAAGCGGATGCTAACGGCGAATCCGGGCGGATGCCCATTTTGTATATATAGGTTGGATGACCAATGAAACTTAAAACAGTAACAATCGACGGTAAAGTTTATGCGGAAGTAGACGGTGATAAGCCGATCTATATTCATGATGACGGCAAAGAAATGCCACATGATGCACCACACTCGGTAGCAACAATTGCACGCTTAAACAATGAAGCTAAAACACATCGTGAAGCCAAAGAAGCAGCCGAAAAAGCATTAAAAGCTTTTGAAGGAATTGAAGACCCAGCGGCAGCTAAAAAGGCATTACAAACAATCCAAAATCTCGATGATAAAAAGCTGGTGGATGCCGGTGAAGTTGAGAAAGTTAAAGCTGAAGCTATCAAAGCAGTTGAGGAAAAATATGCCCCGATTGTTGCGCAACGTGATGCTCTAGAAGCCTCTTTACATAAAGAACTTATCGGCGGTGGTTTTGCTCGTTCTAAGTACATTCAAGACAACATTGCAGTACCTGTGGACATGGTTCAGGCAACCTTTGGTCATCACTTCAAAATCGAAGAAGGCAAGGTGGTTGCATATGATCCGAACGGCGAAAAGATTTATTCACGTGTCCGCCCGGGTGAACTTGCAAATGTTGATGAAGCTTTAGAGTCATTGGTTGGTGGATACCAGCATAAAGACTTAATTCTTAAAGGTGGTAAAGGAACTGGTGGCGGTTTTCAAGGTGGGGGCAAAGGTGGAGCACCTACTGGAATGAAACGCAGTGAAATGTCTGTTTCTCAGAAAGCAGATTACATCAAAGAACATGGCAATGATGCCTTCCTAAAACTACCGAACTAATCATTAAATATTTGGAGATAAGTAGTTATGACTACGACAGTTAATTCAGACATGATCATCTATAATCAATTGGCTCAAACTGCTTATTTAGAGCGTTTGCAAGATAATTTGAATGTATTTAACCAAGCCTCTAATGGTGCAATTGTTTATCGCAATGAGATCATTGAAGGTGATTTCAATAAAGAAGCATTCTACAAAGTGGGCGGTAGCATCAAACATCGTGATGTGAATTCAACCGCCAAAGTAGTTCCAGAGAAAATTGGTTCTGGTGAGTCTGTAGGCGTAAAAGTCCCATATAAATATGGTCCTTATGCATCAACTGAAGAGGCATTTAAGCGCCGTGCTCGTACACCAGAAGAATTTGCTATGGTTGTTGGTTACGATCTTGCAGATGCATTGGTTGCAGGCCGATTAGAGTACAGTTTAGCTTCTTTAAAAGCTGCTATTTCTAGCAATCCAGACATGGTTGCAAAAGGTAGTATCGTTGTTGATGGCCGCAAAGCATTGACTCGTGGTATGCGAAAGTTTGGTGATAAGTTTGGCCGCATTGGCTTATGGGTGATGAACTCAGATACATATTTCGATATTGTCGATGATGCAATCACTAAGCAAATTTATGGTGAATCTGAAATCGTTATCTACGGTGGTTTACCGGGAACCTTAGGAAAGCCGGTCTTGGTGACGGACGCTGTAGGTGATAACGATGCTTTTGGTTTGCAGTATGGCGCTGTCACTGTAACTGAATCACAAGTACCGGGCTTCCGAGCTTATGACATCAATGATGAAGAAAACTTAGCAATCGGTATGCGTGCTGAAGGTGCATTTAACTTAGATATTCTTGGTTATAGTTGGGATACATCGAAAGGTGAAAATCCTGACCTTACATTACTTGGTTCAAGCGCTAACTGGATCAAATATGCAACCAGCAACAAAATGACAGCAGGTACCTTACTTGATTTATCGGGTACAGCGACAACTGGTTAAAACCTAAAAATTAAAACCTAAGGGGGCTAATAAGCCCTCTTTTTTATTATTAAGAGAAAAGCGCCATGAAGATTATCTATACACGCATTGCAGCAGCGGCTGCATTAGAGACAGGCATTATTGCTAACCCTGACTATTATGAAAACCCAAATTTGAAAGCAAAAGAGGTAATTATTTACGGTAATTATCCAAAGATTCAAAAGGATTATGAATCTTTGGAAGTTCCAGTTGAAGTTCGTAAGTTGGAAGTGCCACAAAAAACGACTTTGGCCACAGTAAATGTCGCAGTGGGAATTACCCCTGAACTTCAAGCTGTGATGGATGATGCAAAAGCTGAATGTGAAAAGGTAGTTGAAGAAAACACTCAGCTTAAGCAGAAAATTGCCATCTTAGAGCAGGCCGGTGGTAACCAGTCAGAGTTGTTATCTGAAAATTCACGATTAAAAGATGCAGCAGTCTTAGCAGATAAAGCTCTCAAAGATGCTGAAGCTCAAGTGGTCGGTATAAAAACTGAATTTGAAGCTTTTAAAAATGATATTCCTGCAATGCAGGCACGTATTGCTGAATTGGAAGCTGGAAAAGCGGCAGAAAACCCAGCTACAGAAACGGCAGCTAATGATTTTGAAAACTGGTCAAATGATCAATTAAAAGAGTATTTGGCTAGTAAAAACATTGGTTACAAGCCGTCTGCAACAAAAGCAGAACTTCTTAAATTAATCCCGAAGGAATAATGCAATGAGCTTTATTACTGTAGATGACGCAAATTCAATTTTGGGCAGCGATTTTGCACCAGACAGTGATAAGGCTCGTCTGGTGAAGCTGGCAAATGTGTGGATGAAAAACAGAATTGGTTTTGTACCAGATCCAATTGATCCACTTCTTAAGGACGCGGCTTGTGAAATTATCAAAGGAATTCTGGCCAAAGTAATTTATAACGGCAAAGAGCAGCAGTTGAAGCGTAAGAAAGTTAAGGCTGATTCTGTTGAGTCAGAAAAAGAATTTCAAGACGGATCTGAAGCAATCTCTAGCTTTGAACAGATAGCAATTGATTTTATTGATTCACTTGATTTGAAAGATCCAAATGCAAGTTTTAATGGCTTTGGCATACCACTTTACAGGGCATGATATGGGCTTACGTGACGAAATTCAGGCAGACATTGCTGAAGCATTTAATGATGATTTAGCAGATGCCATTCATACCTTTACATGTGAGCGGATCTCTAAAACGAATTGGGATCCTAAAACTGAAACTTATGTTGAAGTTAAAGAAAACTATTCTGGCCGTGGCGTTCTGTTTGGCTCATACAGTCAATATGAGATCCAAACACTTGGAGTACTGGCCACGGATAAAAAGGCTACAGTGCTGCAGAATGAAGTTACCAAAGAGCCAAAGATTGATGATGAGTGGTTAACAGCCTTAGGCTCATTCCGGGTAATTCATATTCAACAGGATCCAGCTTCTACTATTTGGAAATGTCAGTTGAGGAAGGTTTAAATACTTGATCTAATATCCTTCTAAAATAGGGGGATATATGCTTAAAAAGTCATTACATGATCAAATTAAAATAATTGGATTTTGGACCGTTGGTGGAGTTTTTTGGTATTTAGTTATAGCTTTTTTTCTTAAAAGTAAATATCCAATTTTTGATTATAGCTTTAATCTAGAAATTGCATACGACGTCATAAAAGATGCTTTAACTCTTGCAGCAAGCTTTTTAGCTCCAGTTGCAGCATTTGTTCTGTTTAGCGATTGGAGAGTTCAACATAAAGCTCTAAAAAATGAAAAGTTAAGTGAAGATATCTTAAGAATCCTTAACACGGAATTATTATCCTTTTATAATTTTAATCCTCGATCAAAATCAGATGTTGAAGATTTTAATAATCATCAAATGCAATTTCATAGGAACGTTGCAAATATTTATGTGATGTTAGATGAAATTGATGCAAATGAAGTGCAGGCAAACCACTTCATTGAAAATATTAAAAAAATAGAGGTTGATCTAGATGGTTTATACATGAGTATTTTTAAACAAATTGAAATTGTTATTGAACATGATGCGATTTCTGATTTTCTAGATACTCATTCAATGCGTAAAAAAGAAATATTATTAAAAAAATTAAAAAAATTTGAAAATATAAATGAAACCCATTATGAAAATTTAATTAAAGTAATTTCACAATTGAAACCTTTAAAAGTTTAGTTACAAACCCACTTCGGTGGGTTTTTTATTGGAGTAATTATGACTTGGAGTGCACATGAGGTCTATGACAGCTTTCAGGTTATACCTGATAATGATTTAAAACCTCATTCATTTTTTTACTGCGAATGCCATCCCGAATATGTGGATGGCATTTTTATTCATAACTCATTTTATGGTAGAGAAGCGACTTAAACTCCTTTACCTAGTTAATAGGTTAACCATGGTTAATTCTGATTATGTTCCTGAATGGTATATCTTGCCATTCCAACATGTGCAGTACACGCTCGCTCGAAATCAACTACACATGGATTTGTTATTTGAAGATATGGATAAGGCTGATCAATTTTTGGATATGGGAGCGGATGCACAGGTTAGTACTTTTTCTGATGGTGCATATGCAATCGTCCAAATTGGTGATACGGCGGATAAAGACCGAATTCAAGTTTATGGATTGCTTTTACATGAAGCTGTTCATGTCTGGCAAAAGATTAAAAAGCTCATGGGTGAACGAGAACCGAGCTCTGAGTTTGAAGCTTATTCAATTCAGGCGATCGCTCAAGACCTTTTTAAAATGTATGAAGAAAGCGAGGTGAATGATGGGATGGAAGGGGAAAAAGCCAACTGAATTTAGTTTTGATGTGGCTAAAACAGCAGAAGACCATGTAAAGAATATTGTCATGGATACCGTGCAATCCTTAGTTAATTTAAGTCCCGTCGATACTGGTGCATACCGTGCTTCACATATTGTCTCGATTAGATCTGCTGATTTAGGCGTGCGTGAACCTGAAACAAACCCTGTTAACGATGCAGCAATTCAAGCTGTAAAGATTAAATTGGGCAATTTGGTCTACATTCAGAATAACCAACCTTATGCTGAACGTTTAGAAAACGGCTGGTCTGATCAAGCACCACAAGGTATTTATGGTCTCACGTTTAACTTTATTTCTCAAAAGTACGGTGGCTAAAATGACAATGACTTTAGAGCAGACAAGGCAAGCTATTATTGATCGCATGCAAAGCTTTACAGGTATTACGCAAGACAGAATCCAGTATCCAAATTTACCAGGCTTTAATGTACCTAAAGATGGTGTTTGGTGCCGCTTAACGATTGCAGGTGGTCCCAGTTTTACTTCTGGCATTGCAGATAAGCCATGTACTCGCCGTACCGGTAATATCATGATTCAATGCTTTGCACGTCCCAATTCAGGAATAATTGAAATCACAAAATTGAGTGATGCATTACTTGCTCATTTTGAATATTTCACAATCGAACACTTAGAATGTTTGAATGGCCAATCTATTTATGCGGGTAAAGATGCTGACTTCATTCAATACAATGTATCAATAAGTTTTTTAGTTAACTAAAGCACATAACAAACCAATCTTTCACTACCACCTCATCGGTGGTTTTTTTATGTCTATAGGAATCACTTATGAGCAATTTTGTTTTTAAGCGTGGTGACACATTCAACTTGAATTTGCAGCTGGTTGATATGGATGAAACCCTGCAGTATCCACCGGATGATGTTCGTCGTGCAATTGATCTTACAGGTTATACCTTCACTTCACAGGTTAAAGCTCTGGCTGATGGCGCTGCTGTGGCTACCTTGACTTGCGCAGCATTAAACCAGAGCACACAGAAGGGATGGCTTAACGTTAAATCAGGTGCAAGTACAGCAGCTTGGCCTTTAGGTCTGTGCCAGATGGATATTAAGGCTGTCGTGAATGGAGTTACCCAGCATACAGATACTTTGATTTTCCAAGTGATTGATGGGGTAACAGCATAATGGCAAATCTTGTTTTTAAATTTAGTTGGGATCATCGGCCATTCCCGTATAACTCGGCTCAGGGAAAACGGCAATTCATGCTGCCATTCGCTTCAGGTATTCCTAATCTGGCACCAAACTTTTCGCAGGTCCAAGGTACTGCTGCAGTCTCTCAAGGTGGTACTGGGGCGACAACTGCACTAGATGCTCGAAATAATCTCGGAGCAGCAGAAAAAGGGGTGAATAGTGACATTACAGAGCTAAAAGGATTAACCAAGGCTATTGCAATTTCTCAAGGTGGTACCGGTGCAACAACTCCATCCGATGCTCGAACTAACTTAGGGCTTGGTAGTGCCGCAACTAGAAATGTTGGTACTACAGCTGGTAATTTGATAGAAGTTGGCAGCTTTGGAATTGGTGGAGTAGGCCAAACTTTTGAAAGAAAAATGATTACGGGAGTAAACCTAGATTCTGTCGTTAGCTATGTATTGTTATTTCCTTATTCTGTCAGCAGCTCACCCAATCGAAACATGTTTGGTGAGCTAGTGTTTTCGAGGGGTGATTCAGGCTCAGCAAATCAACATTCGAGAACTTTAGTATCAATTCAGCAAGCATATGATCGTGTTACAGCTCGGCTTATTAGTATTGGTGTAACAACTCATATTTCAGGTATGGCTGTAGTTAAATATCAAAATGTAGACTATGTTGCCATTCGAAGAACAGCAAGTTCTTCAACATCGGCATTTAGATATTTTTCCGGTATTTCCAATATTACATCTGATAATTATTTAGTTACTGTTCATACAGATGACGTTGTTATTGTCAGTGAGATACCTGTTGTAATTGAGCAGCTAAGAACATCTGCGAATACTTCTGTGGATTCCAACGGTTTCATAAAAGCAGCATCACCAGTAGTTAAGCTATTTAACGACCATATCGAGCTCAATAATGATGCAAAAAAACAGCCGATTGAATTTAAGAGAATTGATGTTGGTGATTATTTACTAGAAGGTTCTTTAGGCTTTGCTCAGGAAGGCTGGTATATCGAAGTACCGAAAGATGCAAGCGGCAACACAATCGTCGCAGTAGTGTATGACACCCTAGAAAATGGTGACATCTCAATTAAAACTTACAAGCGTAAGTTTGATTTTGAACTTGCTGCTGTTGTGGCAGATCACGAGAACCCAATGGACATTCCAGAAGGCCGCTGGATTGATATCCGTCTGCATGAAGAACCTGAACCAGAACCTGAGGTTGAAGAAACTTTGACTGAAACACCAGTGGATTTCCAGCCGACTAACTTATCTCAGGCAGTTGCTGCAGCAATGAATGGCGTGGAACCCCCAGAAATCTCAGACACAGACGAAACACTTTAATAACCCGCTTAAAAAGCGGGTTTTTTATTGCCTAAATTTTGGAGAACCATAAATGAGTTCAGGTGCAAAAATTCGATTATATGCTTGTGAAGAAGCTGTTTTAGGAACTACTCCGGCAAATCCGGTCTGGTATACCGTTCGCCGTGTTACTGATAGTTTGACCGAAAATGTTACTACTGAAGATAGCAGTGAAGTAGTTGATTCACGTTTTCGCCAAGGTGCTGTAGTAACGGAAGCTGAAGTAACTGGTCAGTTAGAATTTGAATTATCGCTAGGTACCTTTGATTTATTCTTAAATGTTCTCGCTTTCAATAACTGGGCTGCAAATGCTTTAAGTTTTGGTGGTGGAGTCCGTAAGTCTCTTACCTTGGTAAAAGTCTTTGAAGATATTGGTCAAGTCTTTATTTATCGTGGTATTCAAGTGAATACAGGTGAAATGACAATCCAGACCACGGGGAAAATCACTGGTAACTTTGGTTTAGT